CCGGCAGACCTTCGGGCATTTCACGCTGAACCGGCGGGCCACCTACCTTGCCTGGACGAGGGGAGACAATAACGCTTGGGCGGTTTTCCGCCTGAAAAGTGCTGGCAAGCTTTGGGGATTGCATGGCCTGCCGCGCTATCTGCGGCGCCGTGGGCTGCGTCTGCCGGGTAATGTCCAGCGCCTGCTGTACAGCCGGATCAGCCCCCAGGTCACGCTGCGGCATGATCTGCCCGCCATCGGCGTAGCCCTGCCCCAGGGCAGCCTGCTGAATGCGGTTGTCCAGCTCACCTTCCGAAACGTACATGGGGCCGTTTGGCCCTTCAATCGGCACCTGATTGGACAGGAACGGGTCGCCGCCAACCATGCCGCCATCGGCGTAGCGGCCAGAGGTCTTCAAATCTTGCAGACGAGGCAAATCAGCAACGCCAGCCTGATCATTTATCTGCTTTACTTCATCATCAGATAAAACGCGATTTACCTTCATGCCGCCACTGATCAACCAGTTGCCGGTCATATTAGGATTGGTTTTGTAACGATAAAAACCGCCATGCGGTATTTGATCAGTACTGTGAGCTGTTCTGGGGATAATCTCCCCGCTTTTATTCCGATCAGCTCGTTCATTAGCCACAGATTGCCAGTCAACATCAGCGGGCATTTCAATTTCTGCCCACACATGATTGTCGGGGCGATAATCAGGTTTTGTCAGTCCTTCTTTACTTTTGCGACCAATGTGTGTCGCCACAGGAAGATCACCGGCATGCCAGCCAGGACGGTAGGCAAGCTTTCCAAGTGATGATTTTACTTTACCCTCTTCAATCGGGCCTTCTTCAGCGGCAATCCACTTTCCTACTGGCACTGGCTTATCAGCATTTACATACAGCGGGAAAAGCTGCCCTGGGCTATTCTTTTTTGTTTGAAATAATTTGTACGCCTTTACTGTTTTTTCTGGCGGATCAATTTCACCGCCATTTGCAAAACAGCGCGCTTCATAGTCATGCTGACCGTCATAATAAGCTGCGCCGCCTTTTACATCGCCGCCACGAGCAAAGCCGCCACCACCGCCGCCATCTCCATCGCCACCAGCACCACCAGAATCTCCATTTGAACCTCCATCTGAATCAGCCGCAGCGTCAGCAGTCGCGGCTTCTGACATTGAATTGGCATTATCAGCAGCCGCAGCAGCGGCAGCAGCAGCCTGCGCTGCACCCTGATCAGCATCCTCCTGATCAGCGGGAGCCGCAGGGCCAGAAATAGCAGCGCCAAAAGCAGCAGCAGGGTTGCTAGTAGGCGTCATACCCATTTGCGTCTGCGCAATGTTACCGGCAACGCTGGCTAACCCTCCGACAGGCGATGTAGCGGGCGCTGAAAGCCCCATAGCTTCCGCAAGACCCTGCGCCATAGTCGCGCCCACCAAGCCGCCTATGGCTCCAGCAGGACCGCCCATAGCAGCACCTATTGCAGCACCAGCCATTGCAGGCGCAGTAGCCTCGGCAAAGCTTGCAAGATCTTGCCCAAAGTTGCCGGTTCCTGGAGCGCCCGGTGGACCACCCACACCTGGGCCAACATTGCCGCCGCCCTGCGTCTGATCTAGCTCTTCCTGCGTAATCGGCTTGCTGTAACCAGTAGGGCCATAAGCCTCATACGATCCCCCATATGCAGCCTGACGCCGCGCAATCAAAAGCGCCTGACGAATTGCCTTCTGGGGATCGTAGGTCATTGCGGCAGCGCTCCACCCAGGCCCGGCAGCGGCGGCAGACTACCACGCCGCGCCTTCTCCTCCAGCTCCCGCTCGGTTACGGCTTGGAACGCCGGGCGAACAAGCGGCGCGACCACCGGAGCGCTTTCAGGATGCACTGCGAGGTTTTGCGCCAAATCGATAAGCTGCAATCTTTCACGCGCGATAGCTTCATCGGTCTTTGCCCCCATGGCCCGCTCTTCCAGGCCGGTCTGCACATGGAACTTAGAAACATCCAAGCCCATGCGCTGCTCATGCATCATCTGATTAGCCTGGAACTGCTGGGCCTCCAGCGCCGTGTCAGCCTGCATCTTCTGCGCCCGCGCCTGGGCTTCCATCGCCTTCGTGTCGGCGTCCTGCTTCTTGATCTGAAGCTCGGCCTGCGCCTTCATCAGCTCAGGCGGCGGCTTGCCCTGGGCATCAGGCGGCGCGAAGAATTGGTCAGGGTTATTCCAGCCCATCGCCTGCAACGCCGCCGTGTCAATCGCAATCGGGTCGTATAGGCCCGGCTGCGCCTGCTGAAGCTGCTTCAACGCCATCACCTTCATCAGGCGCTGCGTGTGACTGGCGGTGTTAGGATCGGCCTGCGGCACAAGCTCGCAGTTGTCCAACGCCTGCAAGAACCGCTGCTCATCCCACGGCAACGCAGGCTTCTTGTTGCGCTGCCAGAAGCTGCCAGGGTTCTCACGGAAGCAATCGGCCAGCAGCTGGAATTCCTGCGCCTGCGCCGCATGCATGCGCTTGTGAACGCTGTTCAGAATCTTCTGCGCCTGCTCGATCAATGCAAGCGTGGTGCCGACCGGCGCATCAGCCCGGCCCTCACCCACCTGCATTTCGCTCACGCCGCCAATGCGCTGCCCTGTTTCGGCAATGTTCTGCACCAACTGCATCAAGGCGCCGCTCGGTTCCTTATAAGGCAGCGGCATGATGGCCTGCTGGATCGGCATGCCGTTGGTCTTTACCAGGGCGCCACCGCCCGGCGGAACGCGGAAGATGTTGGTGTTCTGACGCGCACCAGCATCGGCAAACAGGAAGCCTGGGAAGTTAGCATACATGCCAGCATCCAAAAGCTCACGCCATGCTGCGGTCACCGCATTGGTCGTGTTACCCAGGATATGCAGCAGCCCGATGTCGTAGAAGCCGAAGCCCGGCATGAACGTGTACTTGACGAAGTTGCTGCGGGCTTCGGGTAACTCTTCAGTGTCTTCGTCATAGTTGCGCACGATGGACAGGATTTTACGCGACGACAGATCAATCGTGACGCGGTACGGGATTTCAAGCCCGGTGTCCTTGCCCTTCCAGCGATGCTCAAAGCCCTTGATGTTTAGCTCGCAGTAGCATTCGTAGATCTCGCGGTCGCGATCATCAGGATTGCTGATGCCAACAGTAACACCTTCGGTCGCCTTCTCTTCACGCTGAAGGCTGTCATAGTTTATTTCATTCGGAGTGCTGAGATCAATGTCGCGGTACACGCCAAGGATTTGCAGCCGTTTCACCGTGCTGGGCTTCAGATAGGTGCGGTGCGTAATGCGCTTGGCGTTCTTCAGATCAGTCGCGCCATTGTTCACAATCAAATCATCAGCATCAACCGTTTCGGAGACAGGACGATTGCGCAGCGGGCAGTAGTAAACCTTCTTGAACGCAGTGCCGCCGAAGCCGAGCATCAGCAGCATGCGGTCGGTGTCGGGATAGTATTCGGTCGCCGTAGATGTCAGGTAGTGGTTGAGATCGCGCTCCAGCGCATCGGCCAGCCGATCTTCTTCCAGGCTTGGGTCGTTGTCGTCGTTGCGGATCTTCACCGGGCCATCGGTTGGCAGAAGCTCAGACCGCGCATTGGCCTGGAAGCGCAGCACAGCTTCAAGCAACAGCGGATGCCGCACCCTGCTCATGCCTTCGACCGGCGCACCATCGGCAGCACCGCTCATGCTGGGAATTTCAATCTTCAATCCCAACAGCTTCAAGCCGGTGGCACGGTCTTCGATCCAGTCGTTGCGGCTGGTCAGGTCATCACGGATGCCGCGCAGCAGATCTTCGCTGATGCGCCCAAGCTCCATCTCGTCAATCTGATCCACCAAGTTATCGAACCAGCCGGTGGGCTTGCGTGATGCTGCGCTCTCAAGCGGCTGGCCATCAATGCGCACGGTGATGCTGCCATCGGCATGCTCAATGGACAGGATGTTGCCAGCATCATCCATTTCAGGCTGATCGGCAGCCGGGTCGGCTTCGGCAATGACGATATCGGCCCCATCGGGCAGCATCTGCTCTTCTGGAGCAGGCTCACGGATAGACGGGCTAAGGCCAGGGACAAGCGGCATGGTCACTCCCTCTCAGGGGGCATATTGCATAATTGCTATGATGGATACAATGGCGCAGGTGACTTGCCCTGGAAGGACATGCTGTCTTCGATGGCAGCCGTCCACTCGGGGCCACGGGTCAACAGCCCCAGGTCACGCAGGTGCCGAAGGCTCTGGCTGACCGTATCCACGAGGTCATCGTGCTTGGCCTTCGGGAACGCGGCCACCTGGGTGATCACCTGATCGGCCCAGGCCCGGTCAGGGGCATAGACCATGCCTTCGGCAAACAAGTGCTGGATCGAATATAGCCGGGCAAGCTTGTCCTGGCCCTTGGGGTCAATCAGTTGAACCCCCCAATCCTCGTGACCGAATAGCCGCCGCATTTCCTGGGCCACGCTGTGACCGGCAGCCTTGTTCTCAATGATCAACTTATCTACCTTCATGCGGCGGCAGGTCTCGGCCACCTTGGTCACGAGGTCGTGAAGCTCCAGGCGCTCGGCCCAGCCGTTCATCAACATCACGCGCGGGTGCTGCTGGCCATAAGATCGCTCGACATAGCCACCGGCTTCGGTCTTGGCAGCCTGGGCCACGACATCACCGCTGAAGACGCCCCAGACCGTCATGGCACTGAAATCGCCTTCGGTCTTAGTAGTGTAGGCCGTATCCAAGCTGGCAATGACGTAATCCATCGCGGGATAGGCATCCTCCATCCAGAGCTGCCACCAGTCGCGCTTAACCACGCCACCGCCCTGGGGCTCGGGCCGCTGCTGAAGCTGCCCGGCAGACTTCCATGGCCCCATCTGCTTTTCCAGGGTACGGACTTCAGGCTCGCCAAAGCGCTCTGGCCACAGAAGCTCACCGGCTTCCTCGCGCGGGTCTTCCCAGCCGATGCTGGTCACGAAGGACCGCTCAGGCTCATACCGCATGGGCAGGCACAGGTGCGTCCAGTTGTCGGCTTCCTTGGACAGGATGTGTCCGGTCAGGTCTTCTTCGCTCAGGCGCTGCTGGATCACGATGAACGCACCCTGCTTGGGGTCATTCAGGCGGGTGCTAAGCGCGCCGTCCCACCATTCGATGGTGGCTTCAATGGTGGCTTCGCTGAAGGCTTCTTGGGCTGCGTTGGGGTCATCAACGACGATGATGTTACCGCCTTCGCCGGTCAGCGCAGAGCCCACGGAGGTGGACAGCCGGGTGCCGCCAAGCGTGTTGTCGAAGCGGGTCTTGGTGTTCTGATCGCCGGTCAGACTGTATCGGCTGCCCCAGAGGCGCTGATACCAGGGCGATTCGATCAGGCGGCGGCACTTCACGCTATCGCGCAGGGATAGGCTCTGGGCATAGGATGCGTGGAGGAATTGAACGCCTGGGCCGCTGGTGTGGCTGCGCTGACGCTGCGCCCAGACCCATGCCGGGAAGGCTACGGAGGTCAAGGAAGACTTCGAGCAGCGCGGTGGGATGTTGATCAGCAGGCGCCTGATCTCGCCGTCACAGACGGCTTGCAGATGCTCTGCAACGGCTTCGATCACCCAGCCTGGGGTAAAGGGCGCCGGGTCGATGTACTGCCAGCCCGACATCAGGAAGGCGTACAGGCTTTCTTCGCATTCGGCCCGGTCAAGCTCGGCCAGCATTTCATCGGCGTCAATCTCATCGGCGCCAAGGCGAAGAATGGTCACCCTTTGGCCTTCGCTGCCAGAAGCGCAGCCCGCAAGGCATCGCGCTGATCTGGGCTTAATTGGGTGGCGTCAATTGTCGCCCGGCTTTCGGTCTGGATCGGGGCGCCATCTTTGCCGGTCAATTCGGTCACCTTCCGCTCGGTGTAATCATCGCGGAATCGGGCCTGCATGCTGATCTTCCAAACCTGGGCGTTGAAACGCTCAGCATTGAGCCCTTCTAAGCCCTTGTTTTCCCACCATATTTGTTCAAGCTCTTTGGCTTTCTTTAGAGCTGTAGAAAATTCTGGGTGGACTTTGGCCCAATCATACAGGTTTTCGCGAAGGACGCCGATCTCTGCGGCGATCAGAAGCGGGCCGCCGCCCTTCCTGCCAATCTCAATGGCAAGGTCGCAATATTCAGGGCGATACATGCTTGGCCTGCCAACAGGCCGCTTGGCAGGCGCGGCTTCTGGCTGTTCTTTTTTGGCGCGCGGCATCAGATTAACCTCATCTGGCGAAGGCGTTGCGATGCGACTTTGCGAACCACGTTTTCTGCTTTGTCGCGCCATGCTGGCGGATAGACGGCGAAGCAGTGGGTTCCTGGTGCGTTTGTCTTACGGCGCAATTCCAGGGCTGGAGGTTCATCAACGACTTCGGTGTAGAGGTCGCGCATCATGGCGCCTGCTTCCCAGGTATCTTCTGGAACGGGCTCGAAGCCTAGGTCGCGAAAGACATCAACGACCGTGAAGTAATCCATCCTATAAGGGCGCGGCATGGTGGCCTCCTTGCCGCGTAATATAGGAAAACCTGCGGGCGGATGCCAGCAGGAATAAGAAAGGGGGCCGGAGCCCCCTGAGATCAGAAATCTTTCGCGTAAACGCAGCGCCCTTCTTCGTCTTCAACGGCCACGCTAATGTGGTCTTTCTCATACGTACGCGCGATCCGCATTGCTACGTCAAGGTTCGGCGCGGCGACTTGAATGATATTCCCGCGCCGATCTAATGTGATTACCGCGTAAGCTGGGCAGGCTTCAAATTTCAGGTTCATCTCAATTCTCCATCTTTATCGGCACCAGCGCCGTGAGAGACTTCTAGCATTATGCTAAAACGGGGGTCAACACAAAAAATGCATGCCCCCTCATTTTTTTCAGATCACCAGATCGCTGAACAGGCATGGGTTCTTTTCCGTCCATTCCGGCGTGATATGCCTGATGGTATCGCGGAAGAAGGTTTCAAAGGCGTGGACGGCATAAGCATTCCTACACCGCATGTAGGCTTCTTTCGCAAGCTCTGGGTCGAACAGCCATGGCTTGGACAGGTCTAAGGGACAGCAGAGATTGTTGGGCAGGATGCGGATGTGTTCATCCAGATCGGCTTCTTGGGCCAGCAGAGCTGGCAGCACGACACCGCCGTAGGCCCAGAGGGGGTTCTTTACGGCATCTGGGATCAGGTCCAGCCAGCGCTTCACGAAGGGGTTGCCTGGGGGGCTGATCATCAGGGCATTGGACAGGGATTGGCGGTCTGGGCTTTCCCAGGAAATGGTTAAGCGTCTGGTGGGAATAATCGGCAGTGGGTGCAGGGTCAGGACATCGGTGTCCATATAAATGCCGCCCTGGTCGTGCAGGATTTGAAGCCGGGTCCAGTCTGATTGATATTGGGGCCATTCAGTGTCGGGGAAGCTGGTGGGAACCAGATCAACCAGGGGCTCGATCTCTGCCCAGTGCTGGATGTCGGCAGGCTTGGCGTTGGTCCAGAACAGGATGCGATCCGGCTTGTGGATGGCGGCAGCCCGCTTCACGGCCTGGACGTTCAGGAAAGAGAATGGCCGTGTCCGGCCATTCACGGGGTAGATGAAGTGGATGATGTTGGGGATTTCAGTATTCGATTTCATGATAGTCCACCGTCACGATTTTGTTTTCGCTTACTCGTACCAAACATGGGAATTCTGGTGGATTTCTGACCCCAAGATTCCAACAAACCCTTCTTAGGCTTGTTTCAACAAAGGTTCCGCTGCTTGCGTAATAGCCCAGCACTTTTTCAACCTTCTCTTTTTTGAAGATTCTGCGCAGTGCTTCAAGGGCAATTTCCGCGTCTGGATCTGGCAGGCGCTTCTTTAAGAAGTTTGTGATGTACAGCTTATTTTGGTGAGGCATGGGGGTCGGTGGTTCTTTTTCTACCTCATATGGTATTCCAAACATCGCGTGGAATTTAATCCACGTTTTTCCTTCCATCCAGTTAAATTCATTGATGGTTTCTTTAGTGACGTAATCCCATCCTTTTTGTTTTTCCCATAATTGAACGACAGCCCAGGTCATATAAGGCTGCGCTATTTTTTCACCGTTCAATTCACTTGCATATTTTTTGACGACTTCTTTTCGGGCTTTCCACCATCCATTCCAATAACTTTCTCTGTCTTCATCTTCGATATCACGCTGAAAATATCCGGCGTTCATGAAATCATCGTATCCGGTTTGATATGCTGTCTTTGACATCTCAATTTTCCTTTTCGATAACGTGAAGCACCTTGCCATCAGGCCGGGTGACGGTGAAAGGTGGTTGCGTATAGCCTGCCCGGATCAGCGGGAGCTTAGGCAGCACGATAAATGGACTGTTGCCGGGCTGATCCAGCCAATAGCCCCATTCTTTTTCAGTCATCGATGTTTTCCTTTTGGATATCGTCCATGGCTTCGACAAGCCCTCTCGCCATCATTTGAGCCATTTCCATCTGTTCTTCTGGGTCGCTGTATAAGATTTGGATCATGGTGGTGGTCAAAACGCCGATCATGATCATATTGTCCCTTTCTGTCTCGTTGAATTTTCGGATCATGTTAATGATCTTCAAAACGTAAAGCTCTCTTTCTGATAAGATGTCGATCATTTTGATTTTGCCTTCAATTCAAGGTATCGGATGACGACCACGGGAACAGGCCCCTGACCACGAAGCCATCGGTAGACCGTAGTCCAATGAACGCCCAGGTGCTGGGCCAGGGCTTCGGCGCTTTCAAAGCCGTTTTGGGAGATCAAGTTGGTGAGGTTATCGGCAGAGGTGTCGATGCGCGTGGTGATCATGGTTTCTGGTCCATCAGGCTTTGTAGGAATTTCGTTTTTTGGCGCAGGGTCATGTGGGCTGCGCGTTTCTCCAGGCCCTCTGGCAGGCTATCCACCAGCAGCCGCATGACGGCGCAGCAGTAGCCTGCGACGTAGTGGGGACCGGCCTTGTCGGTGGCCTCGGCATAGGCCACCAGGGTGTCAATGAAGGTATCAACGGGGTGTTGTTCGCTCATGCTGCGGCCATCCAGTAGCTGGAGCCTGTGGGCCAGTACGGCTTGCCTTCGGCGCGGGCCATGACCTGGAGGCTATTGGTCAGCGACAGGGCGGCGTGAATGGCCGGGGGGACGCTCTTCATGGTATTCCAGCGTGGCACCGTCAGCCCGGCATCGCGCAGCGCCATGACGCGGTAGCGTGCCGTTTCGTAAGCCTGCGCACATACTGGGGTGGGTGCGCGGTCAATCAGGTAATAGTCAAACGGGCGGCCTGCCACAGCATCATTCCAGCCTGCCCAAGCGAAGGGAACGCGGGGGTCACCCGCGTAGCCCAGACGGCGTGTTTTGTGGGGAATATTGACCATGGCTCTCAGCCCTCCTTCGCGGTCTTGGCTTTGGCGCGCACGGTGGTGACCACCAACTTCTTGGTGCAGGCTGCGAGTTGCTCGGCGTTCAAAAACGACTTGGCCAAAGTCTGGTCGAAGTTGCTGCGCTCTGAGAGGCTCACAATCGCGTCAGCGAATTCGCCGGTCACGCGCTCCTGGCCGGTGGCGATGATTTGTTCGCGCACGGCCTTCACTTCAGCTTCCAATTCCTTGAGGCGCTCGGTCAGGGTGGCGAAGCGGTCAGCCAGGGAAAGATTATCAAGCATCGGGGTCATCTCCATCGGCGTCATTGCCGTGAGGAGACTTTTATCGAAATGCTAAAATGGCGTCAACACAAAAAATAGCATTTTGATAAAAAAATTTTTGGGGGAGAAAAAGCCCCGGCGCTCGGGAGGGGTGCGCCGGGGCAGGTGTTGGGCAGATACCCCTATGAGGACAGGCACGGGGTGGCCCAGCTTATGCTTTTTTTCGCTCGGCCTGCAAAGCTTTTTCGAGTATCGCGTCCTGTCGGGCAATCTCCTGCTCTGCTGCGGCCAACCGCCGCATGGTCGTCTGGTAGGCCAAGGTGTCGCCCCAAGCCAGATCCTGTTTTGCCCGCTCTTTAAGATGTGGGATTGAATACCGCAGCGCCTTCGGGCTGTTCAGCATCCGGTGGATGTATTCAGGGGGCGTATGTTTGATGTGGAGGCTCATGCGTTGCCCTCCGGGCGGGTGACCCAAAGCTCAAAGATTTGGCTGGCAGTTTCGGCCACGTTATTTCGGGTTTGCGCTGCCAGCAAAAACTGGTCGTCGGGCTGGTTATCGGCCAGCCTGATGGCCAGGAATTCTTCATCGCTTGGCTGGATCGGCTCAAAAAGTCTTACGATCTGCATGCCAATCCGCAAGAATTCTTCTTCCGTCATGATGTCTTTTAGCTTCATATCAATCTCCATTTTATCCGCTGAATGCCAGAAGCAGGAGAATTCCTGCCGCCAGGGTTCCCAAAAAACTGCATGTCATGATCAGCAGCAGGGCCAGGATGGCGCTACCCCAATCACGCTTCGGTTTTTCCATCACATCCTGCCTTTCGCCACCATCCGAGCCAGCAGCGCAGCTTCTGCCCGCCCGTCATCCTTCACCCGGCCGAAGTCCCTGGCGGCACCCGGCCAGAGGCGCTGCGCCAT